CGAAGGGGGCGACCGTTAAGGCGGCGCTGTGGCAGCCGCCCAGGCTGGAAACTGAGAAATCCATGGTTGTTCTCCTGCTTGGCGCGGGGGTTATTCGCTGAAATTAAGGCCGTCGCCGTCGTCGTCGTCGTAGACTTCGCCGGTTTCGGGGTCGTGGGGGGGCGGTGTGTCGGCGTCCGACAAGGCGGCTTGTTTGGCCTTCACCGCTGCGCTGATGGCGTCGTTGGTGGCCGCGTCCAGGTGGTGCATGGCCTTGTCCACAATCGGGCGGTTTTTATCCAGGATGGCGGCTAATTCGTCCGCGTCGTCTTGGTTTTCTACCCAGTCCATGAAGGTTGCGGCCCAGTTCTGGGGGGTGTCGAGGCTGAAGCCAACCTTTCCGTCAGACCCGTAAATCAGCCATTCGGCGGGCTGGTCCTGTGGGGTTTTGGCGGGCGCAGGCGCGGGTTTCGGTTTGGATTGCTTGGCCGGGGTCGGTTTTTCTTTGGGCGGTTCGGTCAGGGTTGGCGGCGCGGTCGGTTCCTCGTCGTTGCTGCTGATGACCGCGTAGGCCCCGTCGTTGCCGCGTTCAAAATCAACCACCTCGGCGGCTTCTTCCTGGGTGCTGAGGCCCATGAGAAGTTCGGGCGCATAGAGGCGGCCAAAGAACGACGCGGCGCGGTAGCGCAACATCATTTCCGGCATGGTTTGCCATTTAGAGCCGTTCTTCCCTAACCAGCCCTCGGCCTCGGCCATTGCCATGGAGACTTCCGGGCCGTCGAGGCGTTCGCCGGTTTCCTTTTCAATGGCCCAGGCGCGGCAGGTGCGGTCTTTGATGGTACAGGTGGCTTTGACGGTGGTTCGGCTGCCGTTAACCCACTTGGTGGCCTCGTATTCGACTTGGCGGGCGTCACCTTCGGGGGAAAGGTCAAACCGTAGCGGCGAGTAGCGACCGCAGGCGTTAATGGAGGCGATGACAAATTGAGCCGACCAACTGGGGCGGCCTTCGACCACATAAAGGTTTTGCATCACCATCAAGGCATCGGCCCCCATCCGTTGGGCCATGTTCAGCGCGATAATGCAGTTTGGAATCGCATTCGGGTTTTCTTCGAGGTTCTTGGTGCGCTTGTTCATCGTCATGGCGCGAAACTGCTCGGGAACGAGCGTGGATTGCGCCATGGCGCGCGCGGCGCGCTGGGTGAATTCAAAGCTGGCGGAATTGGCAAACCCAATTGTGGTAAGGGGTTGGTCGATCTGCTGACGGGCGGCGGGAAGTTGGTTCACTGGGGGGTATCCTTTCCAAAGGGGCAAAAGTTGGTGCCGTGAGCGCGGCAGTATTTCGGGCTGCACAAGGCGCTGGCGGGGTTGGGCAGGAATTCGTCTTCGTCGCCGCTGGCCTCGAACCGCTCCACCGCGTGGGTGATGGCGTCGAGGGTGCGCCATGCAAGGCGTTCGGATGCGGCAACCGGGTAGTCGATGATCAGCGGCGGCGGCTGGTCTTTGGACAGCCGTACGCGCTGCAGGTAGTCGATGGTCAACCGCCTGACCGTGGCCCCCTCGGCCCGTGCGAGTAGGGCATAGCCCCCGGCCTGGGCGTGGTAGGCAGAAAGGCGTGCCCCGGTCTTGGTGTCGCTGATGCCGTCGCCCTCTTGCAGGTCGCAAGACCCCGTAAGGGTGATGCCATCGGCGCGGGCCTCGCGGTATTGCTCCACCGCTAGGGGGCGCTTGGTGGGGGCCACGTGAGTGGCGTAGGACTTGATCAGCCGGACGGTTTGGGTCTGGGCGGTGCTGAGATTGGGCGAGGTGTCGTCGTAGAGCGCGCCGCCGTCGATGGCCTGTAGCAAGGCCTGCTCGCCCCGGTCGCGGGCCTCGTGGGCGTTGGCCTGGATGCCGTCGCGGATGCATTCGAGCAGGTAAGCCGCCCCGGCATGGGTGCCGGTGCCCACCGCTGCGCCGATGGAGGGCGAGAGCTGGCGCAGGTCAAAACCGGCGTCGGCTAGGGTGTGGGTGAGGTTCGACGCCGCCCACCGGCGGGCGCAGTCGGCCCAGCCAGGGAGCGAGGAGGCGCGCACTTTCAGCATGGGGCTAGAGCCCCCGCGCGAACTCAACGCCGCTGTTTTGGCGCTGCAGGGAGCGCAAGTACGCGGGTAGATCGTCTTCGCTGTCGTGGTCGCGCGCCTCGCTGATCTCGTCAAGCCACAGCGCGACAGTCCCGAGAATGTCCGCTTCGATCTGGTCAATGCTGTCGTCTACGTAGCTGACCAGATCGCGGTAGGCGTCTATCTCGGTCTTGGCGGCCACGTCGGCGGCGGTGTCTTTGAGGTGAGCCAGCGCAGCGCGCAGGCGGGCGAGGTCGGCCCGTTCGGCGGCGATGGTCTCGGCGTCCATGAATTCAATGTTGTGGGTGTGGTTGGGCATGGGGGCTGCTCCTGGTCCTTTTGCTTGGGGCTCTGCGCGGCTGTGCAGGGGTGGGTAAGTTGTGCAATGGGGATGCACGCGGCCACGCAGAGGCCGAAGGAAAAGGGGGTGGGCAGTTTTACGACCTGCCCAGGTCATTCGCGGGCCGGGCGCTACTCCGGCTAGGGGTATGCTTCGTGTTAGTTGCCACCTCTGCGAGGGATAAAGCTTATGATGTTCACAAAGTTTATCGGCTGGCCCTGACTTCCCGGCTATTTACGCAACTTGTCTTACAGTCAGGCCTGTGCGTCAGCCGCCCACATCGCTAAATGCGCGTGTCTGCTTTCCACGCCGCCGCGAATTATGTTAGGTGCCGGGTAACGCCCCGGCGGGCGCGCTTTGCTGTCCTTGCCGCGCAAACTCTAGCCCCACGGCATGCAGGACAGCCTTTCCTTCACCCCTTACCCCGCGCAGGGCAAGCTTGGGAAAGCGGGGCTAAGGGGTGGCTTCTGGATTGGTGCCGAGGTTTAGCTCAATAACGGCCATGGTGGTGGCGATGGTGTGCTCGGCTGCGGCAAGCGCCTCTTTCAGCCGGGCGTTTTCGTCTTTAAGCTGGCGGATGAAGGGCGAGCCGCGTTTAGCGGTGCTGGTCGCCTGAAGCGCGGCGTTTTCGGCCTTGAGCGCGTCACGTGCGCGGGCGATGACAACGGGCTTTTGAACCTTGGCCCGGTAGCCGAGGGCAAGTGGAGCCCCTAACTCCTCCTCTGCCTCAACCATCCAGGCTAGGAGGCTTTTAAGGGCCTGCTCAACGGTAGGGGCGTCTTGGGTGGCGGTGTCTTGGGTGGAGGTGGTGGCGTTCATCGTCGGTCCCCGTCTGTGGTGATGGGGAGAACGTACGAAAAACGTATTATTCTGTCAAGCGATCAAATACGAAAAACGTAAAATGGGCGCATCTCTACGATAAATGGATCTTTCGCCCCTAACCTATCCGCTATAAGATCAAGGGATTAGCGCGATAGGAGAGTTTTTATGGAGCGGTTAGTCACAATTGGGATGTTGCCCTTGGTCGCCCTCAACTCATTGGGGTGGCTAGTTGGGGGGATTTGGCTTGCAGTTTTGGGGAAATGGAGCGTTATCGGTTGGGGCACCCTTGGAATATTCGGAGGGTCTTTTGCCATTGGCCTGTTTCTGCTGCCTGGTTTTTTGTTGGTTGGGCTTGGCATGATGGTACTTGAACCTGGAGGGGCAATAAGAAAGCTTATAGCAGCCCCAATATTGGCGTCCTCTTTGCTGTGGACATTCTTTTTGATGTCGGCATGGGGCGTTCTGATGTTCTATTTTTTAAGCGGTTTGCGAGATTATGAAGGCGCGTCGCTTCCAGGAATTTTGTGGGCCTACACCGTGGCAACCGCACCTTGGACCTATATGGCAAGCAAAGAAAATAACCCAGAAAGCCAGATGAACTGTGTTGTATTTCAAATTGCATGCGCTCTATTCGGAATCGGCCTTTATTTTGAATGGGTCGTTCCTGCGATTGGATTTTGGATTGTTATAGTGCTGTATGCGTTATTCAGCGTTACTCGCGGGATGATGGGGCTAATTCGTGAGGCTTGACGCGATCAAATTCGTCGTGAAAACCAGATGACGCGCCCGATGATGGAGACTTCCTCTACGGTTCTTTCATATGCGCTGTGGTGTCCGTTATCGGAGATAATTCGCAACGTCGGCGGCTCGCTGTTTGGGATTGGTTCGATCCGCTTCACCACGACTCCGAAGCCATCCCACACAGCAAAGATGCCGGGCGGTGATGGCCGCTTATCTGCTGTGTTGATCATGACGCGGTCGCCGGTTCGTAGCGTCGGCTCCATACTGTCACCCTGAACCTCTATAATCCTGGCTTTGCCTGGCGCAATCCGAAGCTCAGAAATATAGTCCTGCGGAAGCTCCCACGTTGCCCTGATGTCGTCAGCGGCAACGGTGTTGCCGTCAGAATCTGTGTGATTATGAAATGCGGCAACGCCACCGCCACCCATACCACCGTAAACATCGACTTCAAGAATTTGCTTGCGGTCATTGCCCTTTATGTCTGGGGAAGGTGGAATATCTTTTTTGGATTTTGATAAGCGATAAGGCGTGTATTCAATACCGCTAAGAAGATTTATGAGGTCATCAAGGCCTATTTCTAGAAATTTCGCCGTTTCTATAAGTTCTGATACTTTTAGCTTTCGCTTATCTCCGACAATTTCAGCAATGCGAGAGCCTGGAAGGCCAAGCGTGCGCGCTAGGTCTGCCTGAGACTTCCCTAATTCACTGAGTCGATCCGAAATCCAGCCTTGTGACATTGTTGCTCCTTTTTTCGGCTGTGATTCTGATTGAGTTCAATGGTCTGTCCACTACGGAATGTGTAATTTTGAAAACCATCCTTGACGCAATGATACGAAAAACGTAGTTTGCTCGGAGCTACCGAAGGAATTCTTTCAATGGATGTCAAAAAGATTATCGCCAAATTTGGTGGCCCGACTCAGATGGCCCGAACCCTCGGGCACAAGCACGTAACCACGATCACGTCGTGGCGGAATCGGGGAAAGATCCCCTATTGGCGTATTCACGAAATTCAGATCGCCGCTAAAAAGAACGGTATCGATATTTCTGATTGCGGGGCCCCCCACCAAGCCGCCTAACCCGAAAGGAAAGCCGATGACCGATACCACCGATACCGACCGCCAAGAGCTGCGCCGCTGGTGCATCGAACTGGCCGCAACCCATCCGACCGACGAATTTGATAGCAAAAACGGTGCACGCCAGATTGTGGCCACCGCCTCGACCTACGAAGACTTCATCCTGAACGGGGCGCAAAGCAAAGAGCTGGACGCCCTGTTTACCAAGGTCGAAAGCGCGTGGGAGGTGCGTGACACTTTGTACTGGGCACGCCGCTATCAGCAAAACGAGCTGCGCAAAAAGGAAGCCCAACTGATCGCGGCGGCCCAGGCGTTTGCTACGACCCACGAACCGCAGCAAGGCAATCCCGGAACGTCTTAAGAATATCTTCGGGCGTCACCTCGTCCCGCATGTTCTTTGGAGATATTGGGTCGCCTGTGTACTGCCTTTTCTCCTCGGCTGTTAAGACGTACTCGAACAGCTTGAAGGCTACTTCTGCTTCTCCTGGAATTTTCTCACTCATTTCTCACAACTCCTGTGATGGTTTTGTTTGCACTCACAATCATAGGAGTCGCGGGGCAGGGGTACAGCTAAAAGGCGTATCGCTGCCCCGCTCCCCCACCGCCCAAGTCCAGATTACTGCCGCCTAAGGGGGTCCCCTAGTGCGGCATCGCCCAAGGATCACACACCGTGTTAAGCAGACAAAAACCCCGCCAACCTGGATCCGTTTGCGATGCGATTGCGCTGATTAGCGGTCTTATGGGCACCGAACGCGCCGCCCAGGCGGTCGGTAAGTCGGCCTCGCTGCTTTATGCCTGGGCCAACCCCGACGCCGAGCAACGGCCATCCATTTTTCAGGCGATGGACCTGGATGCGGCTTATGTGGCCGCAGGGCACGGCGAAGCGCCGATCCTGGCCGTTTATCAGGCCATCCTTGCCGCCGTTCAGGTGCCGCACTCTCCCGCGCAATTGGCTGACCGCTTGGTTCGCGTCGTCGCTGAAATGGGCGATGTTGCCGCCGCGATCCGTGCCGCCCAGGACCCCGCCGGGCCGGGTGGGGAGCGCCTGACCCTGTGGGAAGGACAGCGGATTGACCGCGAGATTACCGAAGCTATCGCAGAGCTTGAGCGCCTGCGCCGTGATGTGGCGGCCCATGCTGCCCAGGGCGTGCGGGCCAAACCCTAAAGTTCCCTCCGCGCGGTTGGTTCCCTCCCGCCGCGCTACCTGCGCCGGGCCCCGTGCCTGGGGTTCGGCGCTTTTTTTTATGCGAGGAAGACATGAACGACTACGACGAGAACTATGAGGTAGGCGACGGCGACGATTACGAGCCGGAGAACCAAGAAACGACCATCTCGGATGAAGACGTGCGCCAGATCGCTTTTGAGCTGTCGGACGATGTGGCCGCCGATGTTGCGGGCGCGATGCTGGATGTGATCAAGACCACGCAAAAGCCGTGGTCTGCTATGAGCCGCTTGGAACAGGCCGATGTAATTTACGCGGTCAAAACTAAGGCTCGGAGCTTGGTCTATGCAGCCGTGCGCCGGATTGCGGCAGATGGTCGGCAGACCATTGTTGCGACCTGCAAAAAGGTCGAATTCGGCGACAAGGCGCTAAAGGCGACCTTTGAGGCGGAAAAAAGCTCGGAATTCCGTCACGAGCTTGCAGACTCGTCGGGCAAGGAATGCCTGATCGTGGTAGCCGATGCCGCGCCTTATCTGGGGGGCGACTATCCGCAGGAAGACGCTCCGCGCGATGGGCAGCCCGATATGTTCGACGCCAACGACGACGACGACGGCGGCCCGGTGTTTGATAAGACCCCTTCGGCGGTGCATTAAGCTATGGCCGGGGTCCTCGCCTTTGACGCGGCCAAATGTACCGGCTGGGCGTGGGTGTCCCCGGATGGGGCCACCCGGCACGGCCTCGTAAACCTGCGGGCGATTAAGTCCCGTGGGGCGGTACTAGCCGCCTTTCAGGATCGGGTCGCGGAGCTTATGCAGCATTCGCGGCCCGATTGGGTTTTCATTGAGGCCCCGTTTGTTCGAGGGCCGGTTACGCGGCTGACCTTTGGCCTTGCTGGGGTCATTGAGGCCGCTGCAGCGCGGGCCGGGGTGCCGTTTTCAGAAGCTCCGCCCGCGACCGTGAAAAAGCACATCACAGGCAGCGGCAAAGCGGATAAGGCGGCGATGATGACCGCCATTCGTGCCATGGGGTTTAGCCCCGAGGATGATAACGCCGCCGATGCTATAGGCGTTGCACACTATGCGTGGCATGTAAAATTTGGGGGTGGCTCATGAAAGGGCTCCCCCTGTTCCATTACGGCGCGATTTATGCCGATCCCCCGTGGTCCTACGAAAATTGGTCTAAAGCGGGTGCGCATAAGAACGCCGCCGCGCACTATGACTGCCTGTCGGTTGCTGACATCGCCGCCCTACCGGTGGGCCAGTTTGCCGCGCCTGATTGTGCGCTGTTCCTTTGGGTGACCGATCCCACTTTACCCCAAGGGCTGGAGGTCATGCGGGCATGGGGTTTTCAGTTCAAGACGGTGGCCTTTACCTGGGCCAAGCAGACCAAGACGGCGACCAAGTGGCACTTGGGCTGCGGCTATTGGACCCGCGCCAATCCTGAAATGTGCCTGCTGGGCACGATGGGCCGCCCCAAACGGCTGGCCCGTGACGTGCGGCAACTGGTTGTTGCGCCAGTTCGCGAGCACAGCCGCAAGCCTGACGGAGTCAGAGGCAGTATCGAGCGCCTTGTCGCGGGGCCGTATCTTGAGTTGTTCGCTCGGCAAAAGGCCCCAGGGTGGGACGCATGGGGCAACGAAGTCGGCAAGTTCGACGACGTAGAAAAAGCGGCCCGTGAGGCCGCAAAGGGGGGCTGATGGCTAAACAGCCCTGGTTCAAATTCTATCCCAGCGATTGGCGGGCTGATCCGTGCTTGCGTATGTGCAGCATGGGGGCCCGTGGGCTGTGGATTGAAATGCTCTGTCTCATGCATGAGGCTGAGCCTTACGGCCACCTGGTTGTCAATGGACGCCCCGTGAAAGACGCGCAAATCGCTGCGTTGGCGGGCCTTCCCCTAGTAGAGCTTGGCGCACTGCTAACCGAGCTTGAAGAGGCGGGGGTTCTGTCGCGTTCGCGTACCGGCACGATCTACTCTCGGCGGATGACCCGTGACGAACGGAAGCGCAAAGATGGCGCAAAGGCCGCTGAAAACGGCACGTTACCGACTTCGAGAAGGGGACGGCAACATACTGTAAATAAAGGGGAAAATTCACCACCCCCCGGGGTGGCTGAGGGGGTGGTTGATAAACCACCCTCGCCCCAGAAGCCAGAAGCCAGATACCAGACTAATAAAAAAGGGAAAGAGACTAACGTCTCTTCCCCACAAAAAGATGATCCGCCTCATGGTGGTTTTTCGGTCGGTGATTTGCCCGAACAACCGCCAACCCCACCGCCAAAGACAGACCGAGCAAGCCGGTTGCCAACCGACTGGCAGCCCACCGCGGACAACTGCGCCTATGCCGCCGAAAAGGGGTTTTCGCCTGAGCAAACCGCAGACTTGGCGGAAGGGTTCCGGGATTACTGGTGCGCCAAGTCCGGCAAAGACGCCATGAAAACAAACTGGTCCCTGACCTGGAACACCTGGGTTCGCAACGATATCAAATTCCACGGTGAGCCTAACGCCCGTGGCTTCAACGGAGTGCGTCAAAATGGAAACGCAAATCACAACGGCCACGCTGGAACCCGAAAACCGTCCCCGCAGCAAGTCCTTCTTGCCGCCGGGGCTAAGGTCGCTGCTCGCTACCGACAGCGAGAGGGGGTGGTATCCGCCGATGGTGGGCGAGCATCAGCGGGCGATGATCAATGGCCTGATGCCCAGATACTTGGCCCTGACGATCCCGGCACGTGGCAGTGAGCTTACAGCGCGGGTGACGGCCCTTTTGCTGCATTTCTACGTTTCCGACCTGCCTGAAGGCGTTCTGGAAATCATGATCGAAGATTGGTGCAAAGCGCTCGACGGGCTCCCCATGTGGGCGATCAATCAAGGCTGTGATCACTGGGTGACGGAGAGGGGAGCGAAGCCCAAACCTGCCGAAATTCGACAGTTTGCCGAAGCCGCTTTGGCCGAAATCAGCGACGAACAGGCCAAGCTACGCGCCATTCTGGAAAGGGGGGCCGGTGGCAAAGAAAGCAATCTGGCCGAGCGTCTGCGGTCCAGCGTGGACGCGGTGAAGATCAGGGCGTGGGCGGAGCCCTGCCGGGTGACGGTTAAGGGCGATGTGGTGACGATCAAAGCGCCGTCTCCCTTTCTACGCGATGGCGTGGAACGCTGCCTCGGGCCAGAGATTGCGGCGGCCTATCGGGGTAAGAGCGTGGTCTATGCAGTGGCAGAGGGGCGGTAGATGGGCGGACAAGTTGGACGCCATAAAAAGGCGAAGATGGTCTATCGCGAGCCCAACGGGCGGCGGCAGCGGACGAAACAGGAGGTGATTCCCATGGGGGCGATGATGCAGCGGGTTAAGAGGTTGGGGATTTTGGGGCCGGTGTCGCCGGTGGTGGCGGCGATGCTCTGCCGCGATCAGGAGGCCGGGACGGCGCTAGGGCGGCTGATGTGGGACTATCAAGCCGATGGGACGCGAGAAAGGCGGATGATGGCAGACGGCCAAACGCCGGTGATTACGGACGCGATGAAGGCCGGGGCCGATGTGGTGCGGGCAAGTTGGGCCGCCTGGTCGCGGGCCAGTGGGCTGCCGTGCCGCAATCCGCGGGCGGTGGGGCCGGTCGCGGGCGGTGGGGTCGGTCTGGTGACCGCAGAGCAAGAGCAAGCCGCTGCGGATCGTTGGCAGGCGGTTACGGTGGCGCTGATGGGGTGTGAGGCCCCGCTGCTGGTGTGGCGGGTGGTTGAGGCGGTGGTGATTGATAACGAGGCCGCGCCCCTGTTGGTGGAGCGCTCGGCGGCCTTGTCGGCGTTGCGGCGGGGGTTGGCGGCGGTGGGGAAACTATAGCGCCTTTTCGGCTTGTGTTCCTTTGCTCAATCTGGCCTAATGTCATTAATGCACGCTGATTTTTTTGCGCCCGGACGGTCCCCACCGCCTGGGCGCTTTGCTTTTGGGGGGATGATGACGGCTAAGCGACCGGACAGAGCAGGCACACAGCGCACCGAGGATAAGCGCGCCGCCTTTCTGGCTGTGCTCGCTAAGGGCTATTCGGTGACTGCGGCAGTGGAGGCGGCAGGATTGGCCCGCTCAACGGTCTATGCGTGGCGGGAAAGTGACCCCGCCTTTGCTCAGGCTTGGGAAGAGGCCGAGGAGTCCGGCACCGACCGTCTGGAAGATGTGGCGTATCAGCGCGCAACCGATGGGGTTTTAGAGCCGGTTTATCAGGGCGGTAGGCTGGTGGGGGAGGTGCGCAAGGTGTCCGATACTTTGGCGATCTTTCTGCTCAAGGGGCGGCGGCCTTGGAAGTTTAAGGACAGCTTTAAGGCCGAGGTTACCGGCCTGGAGGGGCCCGCCCTGACCGACCAGGAACGCGGGGCGCGGATTGCGGCCTTGATCGCGGCGGGCACAGCACGAGCAAAGGGGGAGGCCGATGGACCAGACTGCGATTAGTGCCGCTCTGGCGCACCTGACCGACCAGGAGCGGGCCGAGTTAGACGCTCTGCTGACGGTGGGCAAGCCCTGGGTTCCGCTGCCGGGGCCGCAGACGCTGGCCTATCAGAGTGAGGCCGATGTGATCGGCTATGGAGGATCGGCAGGGGGCGGGAAGACGGATTTGGCTTTGGGAATGGCGCTGACCAAGCATACGGTCAGCGCCATTTTTCGGCGCGAGGCGACACAGTTGCATGGGATCGTTGAGCGGCTGACCGAGATGCGCAACGGGCGCGATGGTTATAACGGCTCGGATAAGATTTGGCGTTTGGGCGAGGGACGGCGGATTGAGTTTGGATCGGCCCCCAACGCGGGCGACGAGGTGCGCTATCAGGGGCGGCCTAAAGACCTGTTGGTGATTGATGAGGCAACCAATTTCCTAGAAGCGCAGGTGCGCTTTTTGATGGGCTGGGTGCGGACCGCCATTCCGGGGCAGAAGTGTCAGACGCTGTTTACCTTTAACCCGCCGACCAGCGCAGACGGGCAGTGGGTGATTTCCTTCTTTGCCCCCTGGTTGGATCGGGGCCACCCGGACCCGGCAGAGCCCGGCGAACTGCGCTGGTTTGCCTCGGTTGATGGGCAGGATGTGGAGGTGGAGGACGGGACGCCTTTTGCCTATGGCGGCGAGGTGATTAAACCGCAGTCGCGGACCTTTATTCCGTCGCGGATTACTGACAACCCTTACTTGATGGGAACCGGCTATATGGCAACGCTGCAATCCCTGCCTGAGCCTTTGCGCTCGCAGATGCTGCATGGCGACTTTGCCGCCGGGCTGGAAGACGATGCGTTCCAGGTGATCCCATCGGCCTGGGTGATTGCGGCACAAGACCGCTGGCAGGCGCGCAGCCGCAAAGAGCCGATGGACTCTATGGGGGTCGATGTGGCGCGCGGTGGGCGGGATGAGACGGTTATTGCACGGCGCCATGGGGCGTGGTTTGACGAGTTGGTGACCCATCCGGGTTCGGCCTCGCCCGATGGGCCGACGGTGGCCGCCCAGGTGATGGCGGCGCGGCGTGATCAGGCCCCGGTCCATATTGATGTGGTGGGGTGGGGGGCGAGCCCGTTTGACTTTTTGCGCTCGAACGGGATTCAGACTTTGGGGGTCAATGGGGCGGAAAAGTCGTTGGGGCTGACGGCGGACGGGGCTTTGAAGCTGGTTAATCGGCGGGCCGAGGTTTGGTGGAGACTGCGCGAGGCGCTGGACCCGATGAACCCGCAGCCTTTGGCCTTGCCGCAAGATCGGCAGTTGCGGGCCGACCTCTGCGCGCCGACCTGGCGGCTGACCCCGCAGGGGATTTTGCTGGAAAGCAAGCAAGAGATTATCGCGCGCCTGGGGCGGTCCCCCGACCGGGGCGATGCGGTGGCTTTGGCGTTGATCGCAACGCCGAAACGGCAGGCTGCGGGCGGGGCTCCGGCCTTTGCGGTGGGGGAGTTTGACCCCTTGAGCAGCATTTAAGCACAGAGAGGTAATCATGGATCGCACGAAAACCGTGCTGGGCAGCGGCTCAGCGGCGGGGTTTTGGCCTGGGCGGTTTCGCCTGGGGGGCGTCGGGGTCGGGCTGGGGGTGGTCTTTGCCCCGGATGATGGCGGCGGGGGTGGTGGTGAAGCCTCGCCGCCCGTTGCCGAGGCCTCGGCGGCTGAGGGCGCAGAGCAGGCCGAGGGAGCGGCAGCGGAAAAGCCCGCCGACGCCAAGCCGCCGGGGTCGTTGCTGACCGATGCCGCCGATGAGAAAGGCGGTGAGGCGGGTGAGGCGGATAAGGAGGCCGAGGCCCCGAAAGAGCCCATCACCTACGACGACTTCACCGCGCCTGAGGGCCTGGACCTGTCGGGCCCGACCATGGACGCCTTTAAGGCGCTGGCCGCCGAGCATGGGCTTAGCCAGCAGGCCGCCCAAGGTATGGTTGATCTGCACGCGCAGACCGTTGCCGCACAAGCCGAGGCGCGGGCGGCGTTGGTCCAGGGCTGGGCCGATGATGCCAAGGCAGACAAGGAATTCGGCGGTGCGAAGTTCGACGCGAGCATGGGCGCGGCGCGTAAGGCTTTGCAGGCCTATGGCTCGCCGGAGCTGGTCCAGGTGCTGGCCCAGAGCGGGTTCGGCAATCACCCCGAAGTGATCCGCGCCTTTTATCGGATTGGTAAGACCCTGGGCGAGGACGGGAAAGCCCCGTCTGCGTCATCCGCTGCAGCAGGAGGCCAAGAGGCCGTGCTGCGGAAAATGTTTCCCACTCATTTTAAGGACTAAAAAGCGATGGCCGTTCTTTCTAACAACAACCCGACTTTGGCCGATCTTTCGGTGGCGACCGGCCCCGATGGGAAGGTGGAGCCGGTGGTGGAAATCTTGTCCGAGGTCAACGAGATTTTGGACGATATGACGTGGCAAGAAGGCAACCTGCCGACCGGCCACCGCACCACCATTCGGTCTGGCCTGCCGTCCCCGACTTGGCGCAAGCTTTACGGCGGCGTGCAGCCCAGCAAGTCGAGCCGGGTGCAGGTCACCGATAGTTGCGGCATGTTGGAAGCCTATGCCGAAGTCGATCAGGCCCTTGCTGACC